CGGATCGACAAGGACGTTGAGAAGGTCGGGGGATTCGTTCTCGGCCAGATTGAACTGATCGGAACGAAGATTCAGGCCACCCGTGAAAGCCTCAAGGGCCTCAAGTTTCCAAGTAGTGGAGGCCACCTACAGCTCCCACGAATAACGCAACCGATTCGGCAGGTACGACTGCGACATCCACCGCGACACCGACCGGCTGTTCAACCTGACCGGTTGAGCGGCCGGCATGTCCTCGTAGCGGGCACGAAGGTTCTCCAACTCCTGGTTGAAGATCGAAAAGTATTGCGCCGACATCGTCGGATCTTCCTGCTGCTCGTAAGCACGCGCAATCCCGTAAGTAGCAAGAACCATGTGGAACGGTGTCGGCAGATCAGACGGCTCGGTGGCGTCTGAGACCCCAGCGCCGAACGCCGCAGGATCCTTATACCCCCGAACGTAAACAGTGTCGACCGACCCTGGGGTCGGATAGAGGCGAATCGAATCAGCCCAGAAAGACCAATACCACGGATTACCCGTGGTATTGCCATCCAACGGGTAGATCACATCGCCGTCGTCACGGCCGATGTATTCGAGGACATGATTGTCGGTCCTGATGGCTGCTATTTCACGCAACCCGTTCGTGACCGACGCCCCCACAACAGCGACCGTGTAATCCTTCTGGGAGGCCACAGTGCTGAACGTGGTCGCAACCTCGAAGAACGGCCAGCGTTTCTCCGAATAGACAATCACATCGTAGGCTTCACCCAGGAAGCGGTTCATCACATCGTCAGAAATGTCCGACGAGTCGATGTCGACCACTGAGCGGACATACGACCGCATGGTCGAAATGTCCACGCCTACTCCCTATGGAAGACGCACAGGTCTCCGTCCCCGACGGGGCGCCCCTTGCAGGGCACCCCGTCGCGGGTCAGAGAACTGCACCTGACCGATTCTGGGACAACGGGTTCGCCGCCTATCGGGTTGACTTGCTGGACGTTGCGGGAGAACCCCACGGTTTGAGGCCGCGGTGTCGAATCCCGAAACTTGTCACCAGCGGGCTGCCCGTATGGGCGTGAGCCAACCTTGTGAGCGTAAGCGAATCCTCGTCCCATCAGGATCAGGTAGCCCCGTACATGAAGCCCTGTCGCGCACGGTTGCTGCATGTGAGCTGGCCGTAGCAGAGGAGCTGTGAGTACACAGCGTCCTGATTGGTTGGGCGCACGAACGGTGTCGGCTTGAACCAGACATCGCTATGAGCCACCAACTGCAAGTATTTGGTGTTCAGGAACAGGAACTGACCAGAGGCAGCAGCACCGTCAAAGGTCACGGGGCATCCCTTGAACAGCAGGTTCTGGAACCCACCGTCAGCCATATCGGTATCCGTGTACCGAATCTGGCCATCCAAGAGCGCCTCGTACTTCTCGTACAAAGCCTGCGTGGTGATGCCGATAGTCGGCTGGTCGTTACCAACCGAAATGGTGTTATAGATGTTAGCCATGCTGGCTACAGTGATTGCACCAGCCTGATTGACTTCAGTGGACTTCCACCAACTGTTACCAGCGCCAAGCGGATCGATTCCACCAAGGGTCACGCCGGTTCCGCCGACAATGTTGGCTAGACCGTTCCAGTCCTTGCCGCTGTTGCCAGTTGCATCGGCCCAGAACATGGTGTTCATGTTCTCGATGATGGTTTCCTGCGTCTGGAAAATCTTGCCTTCCAGCAGATCAATGATCTGAGCTTCACCGTTGTTTTTGGCTTCCTCGATGCCCGAAATGGTCACCGTGGCCGCATACTGTCCCCAGTCGTACTCAGCCGCGCTAATACCAGTCTGAGCCGTAACGTCGATAGTATCCGTGCCGCTGTATGAACCAGCGGTCGAGTTGGTCCCGTAAATGATCGGGACGACGATCTTCGCTCCACCACTGATCCGACGAATGGTCTGCCCATTCGTCAGAGCGTAGAACAACGGCCTTGCGCTGAAGATGTTATCTGTCAGCTTGGGGACATAGTTCCTGAGCGTGGTGGTAAGAATCTCATCAAAAGAGCTGTTACCAGCCATAAGTTTCTCACCCCTTTAGGGTTGTTAGGTGCCGTGTTGCTTCTTGGCGAGAGCGAACGCTTCCCTCAGTGAAGACGGCTTCCCGTCGGAACCACCCTCCGACACGACGGCCCCCGCCTGGGTGCCGCTGCCGCTCGCCACCTTCGTGGCGTCGCGTTTCGCGTCGGTGATCTCCTGGTCCTTCTGGAGCTTCTCAGCCGTGTCCGCCACTTCCCCGTACTTCATGTGCGTGAAAGCGGCATCCAGGTTGGGAATCCGATTCGTCAAAGCATGTCGGAACAGCTCTGCCGTGTCGAAATCGCCGTACTTCTTCTTCAGGTTGTGAACTTCGCGCTCTAAAGCCTGTTGTCTGTTTGTCTGCGCCTGCCGCTCCATCTGAGCCTCAAGGTGCGCTAGCCGCTTCGTCGTCGGATCCTCCTCGACACCGTCCGAATAGTTCGGTTCGGTAGCCGGTAGGGTGTCCGTCACGCCGAAAGCCGACGAAAGCGCCGCAATGGTGCCTGCTGGATCGGATTCCAGAGCTGAAGCAATCGCCTCAGCCTGTTGTAAACGCTGACGTTCTTCTGCCAGTTCCTGCGTCTTGCGGGTGTAATCCGCCTGACGCTGGTAACCGTCTTGAAGTTCCGACAGGCTGACCTGCGACTCCTCCCCGTCAACCTTGACGGTGTAGGCATCTCCAGGTTCTGTCGTTGCTTCTGATGAAACCTCTGGGGTGTCCGCCGCAGCGGATTCCGTTGCTTCCATGTTTTCGGGCACTTCATGTCCCTTCTGGGGGAGTCCTATACGGTTGCTCCTATTAGATAAATCACGCTGTCCCACAAGGGGGGGTTACAGCGTAGGTAGTTCAAGTCCCATCTGGTTTTTCAGCTGCAAAAGCAGCTCTGGAGGAACCCCACCAGTCGGAGCGAAAGCCCCTCCTGGCGGTGCCCCAGGGGGCGGCATGGGGGATGCCGGCGCCCTGGTTGGTTCCTGAACCCCGCCAGGGGGAGCGGCGGGTGGGCCTTCGGGGCCTCCCGCCTGCGGTCCAGCCTGGGGTTGTATCAGGAACCGTTCAGGATCCTTAATGTCGAAACCGGTCTTGAGAACGTGAGCGGCCAACGCCTGCGGGTCAATAACGGTGCCTACAAGCGGACCCATAGCGTTCAGTAGCGACACAGCCTGCTGTTTACGAATCGTGTCGTTCAACGGCTGTGTTGAACCCGCCTCAACACTGAAATCGTACTCGCCGACAATGTCCTCACGACTAAACGGCACAAACAGGTCGGCCGGTGCGTTCGGCACCCTGGCCGTCGACTCACCAGCCATAAACTGTTGCAACAACTGGATGACCCGCCGGCCAATCATCCCTATCGACAACTCCACGGTAGCGAGCTTGTCCGACGCCCTGGCATTCTGGGCATCAGCAATAATCGACGCCTCAGTCGCCGTGCGGCGAATCTCAGGCATCGCACCCCTGGCGTACTCCGAAATCCCCGACACCGTGTTGATATCCGTTTCAATGATCTCGCTATAGGCATAAATCTCGGGCGAAATCGGTATCTGCGGCATCGGAATGACAACATCCGACAACGGCTTGTTCTCATCCACCACAGGAACCATGCGGCCATCCTCGTCAGACTCAAGAGCCTCACGGCCCTCAGGTCCAAACGACCGCTCATGGAACAGGTACTTGCGGGCATACCGCTTACGGTCGTTCATCAACTGTGAACGCGTCTTGTCGAGTTCAAGCTGCAACGACTCGATGGCTTCCAAATCGCCTATCGGGTAGAAGAAGTCAGGAACGTCATAGTTGCGGAGCATCACAAACGGCTGCCCATACGCATACGGCATCGGCATCGGATTGACCAAGAACTCGTCGGTCGTTTCCCCCCACACCGACATCGTGTTGGAACGGATGTCGTAATACTCCCAGATTGTCACCCGCTCCTCGTCGAACAGGTACTCCCTGTTGTCAAGATACTGGGCGGCATACATCGGGTTCACACCACCGTCAGCCGTCAACTGCTTCCGCACCGAAGGCCGGTACCGCTTGTCGTTCTGAGCCTCCTCCAAGGGACGGACAATCTTCTGGGCAATCCAGGTGAGGTCATCCATGCAGGTCGCCTCAGGATCGACATAAATGTCGAACGGGGAAATCCGCTCCACGAACGGCTGATCCTCCACGACCATCATCGCCGTCTGTGGGACGTTCGCAGCCATCTCATCATCAGTGGGGAGACCACCGGCCAAAGCCGGCGCCTCAGCAGCAAACGCATCCACCTCCGAAATGGCCTGATCAAGCATTTCCTGCTGCTCAGCATCCGACAGCGACATTTCCTGCTCGACGAACTTCCAACCCACCTTGATCCAACCATGGCCGAAGATTAGAAAATCCTTCACAGCCCGACGGAACGGAGTGCGGAAATCGTGATGCCGCCACATGTGGTTCACAACCGCTTCCACAAACGCAGCCCTGTCGCCATTATCAGGCTCATTGGCAGAAACGACAATCTTCGGATGGTTCACCGACACCGACGGGGCAATCACGTTCACCGTCGAAAACGACAGATTCACAGCGATCAGGTCACGATCCGCCGTCGTAGTCCGAGGCCAGTGCCGGCCACGATACAGGTCGTTGAGCCGCCACCAAGTCTCATCGAGACCCTCCTGGTCGCGCCAACGACGCGCACGATCAATGCGCTGCCGGTGCTGATCCAGGGTTTCGCTACGAGTCTTACGAGCCATCAGAAATACGCCTTGTCAGGCAACCTTTCGATATTGCGACCCTGAGACTTCGCTTCCTGGTACCGCTTGTCCCCCAGCTCGCGGCGAGACAGATGCTGCTCGTCGGCAGGCAACTGGGAGCGGTGACCCACCTTCGTGTCGACGCGCAACGTCAGGAGCTTCTGACGCCACTCCCAGAGGTCTCTGAGTTCATCCGAACCCACAGGCCCCCGAAGAGATTCCGTATATGAAACGAAATCATCAAACGTCGCATCAGGTGGCAGAACCGCCACAGTTACGGACGCTTAGTGTGCGGAGCTGCGTTATGGCCCTTCAGGTCAGGCTGCGGCTTCGCAGGCTCAACCTTGCCGACAATGCCATGCTGGTTGACCGGCGTGTCACGCACCGAGATCTCACCGTAGCCGCCAGTCTGATTGGCGTACTTCGGGTCGCCAAAACGCTGCTTCGGCGAGTTGGGAGCCGCAGGCTCCCAAATCGGGTTAGACACGACAGACCCGCCGCGTTCCATCCTGTTGTTCTGCCCCTTCGGGCCATCAACGGTTTCCGTGCCGCTCGTAAACGCCACAAAGTTCTTCACTGCCATAAAGGCACCTCTCGGATTGTAGGGATCCCTACTTAGACAAATGCGGTGTCCCACGCACCGTCGTCCCACCGATCCTCAAATCGTCACCCACAACGCCAGAACGATCCGCCAAACGGGCAAACCAGTCCACAGTCCAGTAATCGTCAACCTTCTGCACAAACTCAGGCGCATACGCATACTTCCGCATCTGATTCGCCAAAGCCAAAGCAATCACACGATCATCGTAAGGCGACCCCGACATCGACCCCCGCTCATTGCGGACAAACGTCCGCAACTCCGCAATCGTATGACGGTCATAAATCGTCAACTCGCCGTTCCGCAACGCCATTGACAAATCGTCAATCATCAACGGCTTCGTCGTCCGAGTCGTCTTCCACCCAAACTCCTGAGACACCTTAGAAGTCGCCTGATTCAACGAACGGCGCCGAAACAGATTCGGATACCCCAACTGGCGCAACATCGTGATCGTCGTCAACCCATGATTATTCGACTCGACGCAACACAAAGCATCCCGATACCAAAGCCCCAAAGACAAAACCTCGTCAGCCAACGCATCAGGCGGAATATGCCCATGCCACGCAGCAACCAGCTCCCCCGTGTTCAAATCCAAAACATGGGCGCACGAATAATCGCCATGCCCCAGGCCCTCGGCCGTGTCCACCCCCATCACATAGCCGTGCTGCGGATTCGGATACACCCACACCTCCAGGCTCACCGTCGGAACTCCACAGCCCTAGCCGACACCTTGTGCAAATACCCCGACTCGCCAAACCTGACATGGCGACCCATCTCCTCCAA